CAACTCATCGGCGGCAACCTGAACGATGACCCGTGGATCGACATCCTCGATTACGCCATCTTCACCTGGCAGTTGGGTGTCAACTACGGCTCGGGCAACACCAACTGCTCGACGCCGTATCCGCACGCGGACATCAACGGTGATGGCATCGTCGATATTCTGGAGTTCAGTTTCATCTCGGACAACTACCTGATGGGGAGCGAACCCAACTGCTGCGGCATGCCCGGCTTCCTCCTCGGAGGTCCCGTGCCAGTTACGCAGTCGGCCGGCCCCGTCACGCGCATCAGTGTCGAAGAGCTGAAGCGACGCGGCCTGGGTCACCTGGCCGTCGGCGATCTGAACGGCGACGGCTGGCTGGATGAGATCGATATGGTCCTCTTCATTCAGGGAGTGCGCCCATGAGTCATAAAGCGCTCGCATGATTGTGCCAGCGCACATTGGTTCTCCTTCATATGGGAGTGGGGCCTGCGGTTTAACCGGATCGCAGGCCCTTTTTCGGCTCCGGAGCGCGCCGGCGCGCAGGCCCGGCCTGGCCGGCGGAGGGCGATCATCCCCGGGCCGGCGAGCCGAGTTTCCGAGTTGGAGGCGATGTCGCCCGCGGGCGGTCCCACGCCGGCGGGATCGGCCAGAAGCAGTCGTCGGCCGAAAAGACGGGGCGTGAGCGGGGCGTGGCGAACGGTCTTCAGTCTGGCCGCGGCAGGGTTCTCCGCGCCCCCATCGCCGCCGCGTGTGGACTGTCGGCGAGCGCCGGGCCATCGGTTCTCTGTGCTTCTCGGGACGACCGAAGAGCAGGCGTCCGATATGATGGGAGCATCACCGCCCCGATAGCTCAGGCGGACAGAGCAGCGGTCTTCTAAACCGCAGGTCGCAGGTTCGAATCCTGCTCGGGGCGCTTTGCACAAGCCTCGCTGACTGCGCGAGTTGCGCAGACCCGCCAGAAGGCGGAGCGGCCGTAACCAAGGCTCAAAGTCGGGTAGTCCTACCCGACGGAACCAAGGAGACGGCCGATGTCCGTTCGTTCATCCGTCAAAGTGCCGCCGTACCGCATCCACAAAGGCAGCGGCCAGGGGTATGTCAACGTTGAAGGCAGGCGCATCTACCTTGGTCTCGACGGAAAGCCCGAGACGACTCAGCGCTACCACCAGTTCATCGCGGAATGGATGGCGGCCGGCTGTCAACCTCGCATCGCGCCCAACGAGATCACCGTCAAAGAAGTGATCGCCCGGTACTGGATCTACGCCAACCAGTACTACCGCAACGCCGATGGTTCGGTATCCACTGAGATCAAGAATGTCCGACTCGCGCTGCGCCCAGTCAACGAACTCTATTCCATGACGAAGGCCACACAGTTCGGGCCGGTCGCGCTGCGTGCGGTGCGCCAGAAGATGATCGAGCGCGGTATGTGTCGTGGAAGCATCAACAGGCAGATCGGCCGTGTGAAGCGTGTCTTCAAATGGGCCGTCAGCGAGGAGCTCATCCCGGGTGAGGTCTACCACGCGCTCCAGGCGGTGCCCGGCCTGCGGCGCGGACGATGCGAAGCCCGCGAGAGCGATCCGATCAAGCCCGTCCCTGACGAGCACATCAATGCGATCCGACCGTTCGTCGGTAAACAGGTCTGGGCGATCATTCAACTCCAGCTTCTGACCGCGGCCCGCGCCGGCGAGATCACGACGATCCGCCCCATCGACATCGACACCAGCGGCAACATCTGGGTCTACCAGCCCGAGTCGCACAAGACCGCACACCACGGGCATGAGCGGAACATCTATATCGGGCCGCGAGCGCAGGAGGTGCTCCGGCCCTTCCTGCTGCGCCGGGTCGATGCATTCTGCTTCTCACCCGCAGAGGCGGACGCCGAGCGCCGTGCCATCCTGGCCGAGCAGCGCACGACGCCACTGTCGTGCGGCAACCGTGCGGGCACGAACCGCAAGGCGAAGCCGAAGCGCACGCCCGGCGCCGTCTACAGCGTGGATGCCTACCGTCGGGCCATCGCCCGGGCCTGCGATCGCGCCGGCGTACCGCGCTGGCATCCGCATCGACTGCGGCACAACGCCGCCACGCATCTCCGCAAGGAGTTCGGCTTGGAAACCGCGCGCATCATCCTGGGCCACCGCAGCGTCGCGATCACCACGATCTACGCCGAAGCCGATCAGCAGAAGGCGATCGACGCGATGACGAAGGTCGGCTGACCTTAAGCGCCCCTTGCGCGCCCCTTGCGCGCCCCCAACCACTCGAATGCCACGGGATAGTTGCTCCACAGCAGAACGGAGCAGCTCTCCATGGCAATCGACATCCAAAACGAAACGATCCTCAGCCTCACCGAGGCCACCAAGGTGCTGCCTCGGGTCAACGGCAAACGCCCCGCGGTCTCGACGCTCTGGCGTTGGTGCCGCAAGGGGCTTCGAGGTGTCCAGCTCGAGTACATCCGCATGGGGCGGAACATCGCCACGAGCCGCGAAGCCCTCAATCGCTTCTTCACCGCGCTGGCCGACGCAGACGAACCCGTTGAGCAGAACCTGGCTGGCACGCGCAGGCGCACACGACCGACGCCAACCGCCGCCCGGCAGCGCGCTCTCGACACTGCCGACCGCATTCTCAGCGAGGCGGGAATCTGATGGCGAGGCGATCTGACAAGTCACAGCGTCGAACGGACACCGCAGGCGTACCCCTCGTTCGGCTCGGACAGGGCGACTACCAACGCGACATCCATCCCGAGGATCTTCTTCGGCCCCGGAAGACTCGGCCCGGCGCCGATGCGACGCTTGATCTGAGCTTCCTCATCCGCGAGCCGGCGGACGTCTATCACGCGAAGGCCAACCGGAACCTCAGCTCGCACGCGCTGGCCGACTTCCGGCGGTGCCCGCTGCTCTACCACAACAAGAAGCTCGGCCTGATCCGGGACGGTGACGGCGCGGCACTGCTGCTTGGTCGTGCGACGCACACACTGGTCCTGGAAGGCCGCTGCCGGTACGAGGCCGACTTCGCGGTTGGCGGCCCAATCAATCCGAAGACCGGTCAGCCGTACGGCGATCGGACGAAGGCGTTCGCCGAATGGGCCGATCGCATCGGAAAGCCGGTCCTGTCTGACGGGTTCGCTGCGCTCGTCGAGATGATGGCGGCATCGGTCAAGTCGCATCTCTTTGCTCAGGAGTTGCTCGCTGACGGCGTGGCCGAAGGCGTCATGCGATGCGCCTACCACGGACACCCGTGCCAGGTGCGCTGCGACTGGATCAACCCGATTCGTGGGCGCGGGCTCGTTGATCTGAAGACGTGCGAGAACATCGACCGCTTCGAGCAGGACTTCGAGCGATTCGGATATGCCCACCAACTCGCCTTCTATCGCGCTGTGATTCAGCGCGTGGCCGGTGTGCAACTGCCGGTCCACGTCATCGCCGTGGAGTCACACAAGGAGGAGTTCTGGCTTCAGGGTTGGCACCGATGCGGCGTGTGGGCGATCGATGGCGCATTGCTCGATCGCGCGCAGGCTGAGAACGAAGCCGCGATGGACGAGCTCGCCCGCTGTAACGACACGGGCATCTGGCCAACTCGCTTCGAATCGATTCTCAGGATTCCACCACCGTGACCCCCGGAACCCTGATCGTGCAGGCGGGACGGCGTCGGCATGGAAGCCGTGGACTCCCTATGCCCGCCCGCACTTTCTGTCACCTGAATCAACACACCAACTCATCAGGAGATCCAACGCATGAAACTGCTTGAACAGATCGAACGAGGCAGGACGCAGCGCCCGCGACGGGTGATGCTCTACGGCACGCACGGCATCGGGAAGTCCACGTTCGGTTCGATGGCTGAGAATCCAGTCTTCATCGCAACCGAAGACGGGCTCGGCGAGATCGAATGCGACAAGTTCCCGCTTGCCACAACGTACGGAGATGTGCTCGCGGCATTGTCCGAGCTCTACACCGAAGAGCACGAGTACGACACGGTCGTCATTGACTCACTCGACTGGCTCGAACGCCTGATCTTCGCAGAAGTCTGCGCGAAGCGCGGCGTCGAGTCGATCGAGGACATCGGCTACGCGAAGGGCTACACGTTCGCGCTCACGCAGTGGCGCGAAGTGCTCGAAGGCCTTGATGCGCTTCGGAACGACCAGTGCATGCAGGTGATCCTGATCGCGCATGCCCGCATCGAGAAGTTCGACAACCCCGAAACCGACAGCTACGACCGGTATGTTCCGCGCCTGAACAAGCACGCATCAGCGCTGATCCAGGAATGGTGCGACGAGGTCCTCTTCGCGACCTACCGCGTGCACACGAAGCACACCGACGAAGGATTCAACCGCAAGCGCACGCAGGGCATCGGCACCGGCGAGCGGATCATTCGCACGACCGAGCGGCCGGCCCACATGGCGAAGAACCGGCTGAACCTCCCGGACGAGATCCCGCTCGACTACCGCGTCTACGCCGCGCTGGCGCGAGGTGAAGACCCGCTCGCCAGTGCTGCGGCTGATCCGGGCGCATCCACCACCACAGAACCCCAGACACAAGGAGCCTGATCCATGGCAGACCTGAACGGATTCAATGCGCACGAAGTCGATCCCGCGGTCGGCTTCGATCCCGTCCCTGCGGGCAAGTACCTGGCGATCATCACCGAGTCGGAGATGAAACCGACGAAGGCCGGCACCGGCCGATACCTGCAGCTCACGTTCCAGATCATCGACGGCGCGTACAAGGGCCGCCTGGTCTGGGCGCGGCTCAATCTCGACAACCCCAACGCGATGGCCGTCAAGATCGCTCGAGGCGAACTCTCCAGCATCTGCAGGTCGGTCGGCGTGATGCAGCCGCGTGATTCGGTGGAACTGCACAACCTGCCGTTGGTCATCAGCGTCGGCTGCAAGAAGCGCGATGACACCGGTGACATCGCCAACGAGATCAAGGGCTACGACGCGAAGCAGCATGTCACTCCGGTTCCGGTGGCATCTCCGGGAGCGCCGGCAGCGAGTGCCGCAGTCGAAGGGAGTACGCCGCCGTGGAAGCGTTGAGGATCACCCTGCCGTGGCCACCGAGCATCAATCACTACTGGCGATCGATCCCAATCAATCGCACCGCGTGCGCCCGGTGCGGCTCGCGCGTCGTGCTGAGCAAGGCAGGTCGAGCGTACCGCGAAGAGGTGCGCGCGACATGGCTTTCAGAAGAACCCTCGGACTGGCGCGGCGCACTCGACGGCCGGTTGCACGTCAAGGTCATCCTGCATCCTCCGACGCGCCGGAAGCTTGACATCGACAACCGAATCAAGGCCTTGCTCGATGCGCTGCAGCACGCGGATGTCTTTGTCGACGACGAGCAGATTGACCACCTTGAGATCGAGCGCTGGGAAGTGTTCCCGCGCGGCGCTGCCGTCGTCGAGATCAGAGAAATGCAGGCCCGTCCAGGAAGGAAGAACAACCATGACCACTGAACAACTGCAACTGAAGGATCTGAAGATCGACGGCGGCACGCAGCCGCGTCAGGCGATCAGCGAACAGACGGTCGCCGAGTACGCCGAGGCGATCCGCGCTGGTGACACGTTCCCGCCCGTCGTCGTGTTCCATGACGGCGCAACGTACTGGCTGGTGGACGGCTTCCACCGATACCACGCGCATCGGCTGGTGGGCAGGGACACGATCGAAGCCACCGTGCATCAGGGCACGTTGCGCGATGCGATTCTGCACTCACTGACCGCGAACGTTGACCACGGCCTGCGCCGGACCAACGCCGACAAGCGCAAGGCCGTGTTGACCATGCTCACGAACGAGCTGGTGGCGACGGACGGGGACGGGAATCCGTGGTCGGACAACGAGATTGCCCGGCGCTGCGCGGTCAGCCATGGCGTAGTGACGCGGGTCCGTTCCTCACTTTCACAAAACGAAAGTGACCGCCCCGCGCGAGGTCGGTCGTTCACGACCAAGCACGGTACGAGAGCGGTCATGAAGACCGGCAACATCGGCCGCAGCCGGTCGCGGCGACGCAAGCCGGGCGGCCTGGCAAAGAACGCCATGAAGCCGGTCCGCGGCCACTCGACGCCCAAACGAAAGACGGCGCTGGAACTGCCGCACGATCCGCATTGGGCGGCGCGCGGTCTCCTCAGCGCCCTCGGGCCGGACTTCGTTCGCGCCCTCATCACCGAACTCACCAACTGCCTGGAAGGACACCGCGCATGACCACGCTCGGAATCGCAACTGACCGCACGCCCACGAACCAGGATCGCATGGATGCGACCGACGGCGTGCCCGCGCCCACCGGGCCCATGCCGAGCGTCACGCGCATGACCGTCACGCCCGCCATGGCGCTGAACTGGCTCGACAACGCCAACACAAACAACCGCACGGTCAATGATGCGCATGTGCAGCGCCTTGCCCGTGACATGAAGCAGGGCAAATGGATCCTCACCCACGAGGGGATCGCCTTCGATCGGAATGGAATCCTGCTCGACGGGCAACACCGCCTCTGGGCGATCGTCGAGGCCGACGCACCGATCGAGATGCACATCTGGCGTGATGTGACGCGCGATGCCCTCATGGCGATCGACTGCGGCAAGTCGCGGTCCATCAAGGATGTCATCCGGCTCAGCGGCGATCACGGACAGGTGCACCACTCCGAGATTGCGGTCCTGCGTGCCATGCTCGGCGGATTCTCGGCGGCCGTTTCGCTCACGGCATCAGAAGCATCCAAGGCGCTCGACCTGCACGGCGAGGCCATCGCGTTTGCGATCGAGGTGCTGCCGTACACGCGGCGCATTTCGACTGCGATCACGCGTGCCGTCATCGCCCGGGCGTACTACTCAGTCGACCATGAGAAGCTCCGCTCGTTCGGCCGCATGCTCGCCAGCGGCGTGGTGCCCGATGCCGGGGCGATCAGCATCGTGCTGCTGCGTCAGTTCCTCGCCGAACGCGCGGGCGCGTCGCGGAGCGAGCGTCTGGCGCGATATGCCAAGACGCAGCGGGCGCTTGTTGCATTCCTGAGCGGTGAGCAGATCGGCCGGCTGCATGCCGCGAGTCGTGAGCACTTCCCGCTTCCGGAGGAGGTCGACCAGGCATGACGGCCGCGCCGAGCACGACCAACGCGACCGGTACGCGCATGACGCTGCGTCCGTACCAGCAGGAAGCGGTCAACGCGGTCTACGAGTTCCTTCGCACGCGCGATGAGAACCCATGCGTCGTGATACCGACCGCCGGCGGCAAGACGCCGATCATGGCAACGATCTGCCGCGACGCGGTGCAGACGTGGAATGGCCGCGTGCTGATCCTGGCCCACGTGCGGGAGCTGCTCGAGCAGGCAGCGGACAAGCTGCGGTTGATCGCGCCGGATCTGCCCGTCGGCGTCTACTCGGCGGGTCTCAAGCGCCGGGATCTCGGCTATGCCGTGACGATCGCAGGCATCCAGTCGGTCTATCGCCGCGCCGAGCAACTGGGCGCGTTCGACCTTGTGCTCGTGGATGAAGCCCATCTGATTCCGCCGGGAGACTCCAGGGGCGGCGAGGGCATGTATCGACAGTTCCTGGCGGATGCGAAGGCAGTCAACCCGGAGATGCGTGTCATCGGCCTGACCGCGACGCCGTTCCGCATGAAGTCGGGAACGATCTGCGGTCCGCCCCCGGAACACATCCTGAACGAGATCTGCTACGAGGTCGGCGTCAAGGAACTCATCGTCCAGGGCTATCTCTGCCCGCTGCGCACGAAGGCCGGCCGCGCGAAGGCGGACTTCGGTGGACTCCATGTGCGCGCGGGTGAGTTCGTTGCCGGCGAGGTCGAGGACCTCATGGATGAAGACCGGCTCGTCGAGTCAGCGTGCGCGGAGATCATCGAGCACTCGCGCGATCGGCACGCCGTCCTGATCTTCGCGTCCGGCATCGCCCACGGTCGGCACATCTGCCGGGTGCTGAGGCAGCGGCACGGTGTTGAATGCGGATTCGTGTGCGGCGAGTCGCTGCCGTACGAGCGAGATGAGCTGCTCGGTCGGTTCAAACGTGGAGAGCTGAAATACCTGTGCAACGTCAACGTACTGACGACCGGATTCGATGCGCCGAGCATCGATTGCGTGGCGATGCTCCGCCCGACGATGTCGCCGGGGCTCTACTACCAGATGGTCGGGAGAGGGTTCCGGCTGCATCCGGACAAGGACGACTGTCTCGTACTCGACTTCGGTGGCAACGTCCTGCGGCACGGGCCGGTTGATGCGGTTCAGGTCGATGCGCCGGCGACGAAGGGCACGGGTGAGGCGCCGGCGAAGGAGTGCCCCGATTGTCACGAGTTGATCCACGCGGCGTACGCGATCTGCCCTGAGTGCGGCCACGCATTCCCGCCACCGGACCGCAAGCGGCACGAGGCAACTGCAGCGAACAATGGCATCCTCAGCGGCCAGGTGACGCGCACCGTCGAGCGCGTCATCGAGACCACGTACGCCGTCCACGAGAAACGCGATGCACAGCCGGACGCGCCGCGCTCGATGCGCGTCGAGTATCGCATCGGGTTCAACCGCTACATCTCCGAGTGGGTCTGTGTCGAACACACCGGCTACGCGCGGATGAAGGCCGAGCAATGGTGGCGGGCCCGTTCGCGTGAGCCAGTTCCGGACACAGCCGAGCGAGCCGTCCTGCTGGCAGAAGAGGGCGCCATTGCGCAGACGTTCTCGATCACCGTCGCGCACACCACCGGTGAGAAGTACGACCGCGTCGTGGATCACGAGTTGGGCTCGATCCCGCCGCTGCTTACCGAGGAGCCGGAGTACGTCGGCATTCCCGAGGACGAGATTCCCTTCTGATGTCGAACGACGCGCGCGAATCCATCCATCGCTTCCTGACGCTCCTCTTTGATCCCGAAGACGTGCTCGAGGTGCGCGCCCCCAAGGCCAGGCAGCGACCGAACGCCTCGTACACGAGCACCGTCTCGGGCTACTTCACCGGTGCGTCGATCGACCAGGCAGCGGATGAGATCACGCTGCTCGACGAGGCAGCGCTCGCGCCCGGAATCTACGTCACGCTCAATCCGGTCCGTGCGGATCTGCTCGCTCGTGCTGCCAATCGACTCACGCACCGCGCCTCTGTCACCACGACCGATACCGAGATCGTTCGCCGCCGGTGGCTGCTCGTCGATGTCGATCCGGTTCGACCCGCCGGCGTGAGCGCGACAGACGATGAGCTGGCTGCCGCGATCACGAGGGCCGCTGGCATCCGTGACTATCTGGCGTCCCTCGATTGGCCGGCGCCGATCGAAGTCGAGTCAGGCAACGGCGCGCACCTGCTCTATCACATCGACCTGCCGCGTGATGATGGCGGTCTTGTGCAGCGCGCACTCGTAGTGCTGGCGGACCAGTTCGATGACGACGAAGTCAGCGTCGATCGCTCTGTCTTCAACCCCGCTCGAATCGTGAAGATCGCCGGGACGACGGCGCGCAAGGGCGATGATCTCCGGGATGTTGCGGGCGTGATTGATCGGCCGCACCGTCGATCGCGTGTCACCCGAGTGCCAGACACGATCGATGTCGTACCGACTGCACTGCTCGAGGCACTTGCCGCACCGACTCCGACACTGGCGCCGCGTCCATCGATCAGCATCGCAAAGGGCGAGCGCTTCCCGACAACGCCCGACGGCGTGCGTGCCTGGCTTGAAGCACGCGGCGTCGCGGTCAAGGGCCAGCGTCTCAACGGCACGAAGACGATGCTGCTGCTCGAGCGCTGCCCGGTCAACCCGGAGATCGTCTCCACGGGCAACTCCGACATCGCGGTGCTCGTCGGTGATGACGGCAAGCTCGCCTACTGCAACAAGCACAACCGAGGCCAGGACTTCACCTGGCACGATCTGCGGCGCGCAATTGACCCCGACTACGACGGCCCCGCCCACCGGACCCCCGGAAGCACCCCCGGAAGTACGAACGACCTCGGCGGCGTCGATCTCTCGCAGTTCATGGTCGGCCCGGTGCGCGAGGGTTGTGTCAGTTCTGTCAGTGTCAGCCAGCCGGGTGACGCATGCCTGCCCGACCTGCGAAGCGTCAAGCAGCTGACGAGCGAATACCCAAGGCTGCGACCGCCTGTCATCCACGGCCTGCTGCGCGAAGGCGAGACAATGAACGTGATCGCCTCGCCGAAAACCGGGAAGAGCTGGCTTGTGCTCGACCTCGCGATCGCTGTCGCCACCGGACGCCCATGGCTCGGCATCTACACGACGGTGCCGGGCGAAGTCCTGATCATCGACAACGAACTGCACCGCGAGACGTCGGCGCACCGCATCCCGCGCGTCGCCGAAGCCCGCGGCGTGCGCTTGAGCGCCATCGACGAGGTGATCCACATCGAGAATCTCCGTGGCCGGCTGCAGGACATCCACAAGCTCGGACCGTACTTCGAAGCGCTGGAGCCCGGCCGATTCAAACTCATCGTGCTCGACGCGTTCTACCGCTTCATGCCGCAAGGCGGTGACGAGAACGACAACGCCACGATGGCGAACATCTACAACCGGATCGATTCGTTCGCCGATCGCCTGCGCTGCTGCTTCGTCCTCATCCACCACTCGACGAAGGGAAGCCAGTCATCCAAGGCGGTGACAGATGTCGGGGCCGGAGCAGGCAGCCAGAGCCGGGCGACCGACACCCATCTCGTCCTTCGTCCCCACGAGGAGGACGGTGTCGTCGTGCTGGACGCTGCCGTGCGGTCGTGGCCGCCGATCGAGCCAGTATGCCTCCGTTGGGATTTCCCGGTCTGGCACCCCGCGCCCGAACTCGATCCGGCCGACCTGCGGAACGAGCGATCGAAGAAGAAGCGGAAGGACGAGCCCGAGCAACCCGTGGAACCGCCGTGGGATGTGCTGCGGTTTGTCATGACGTTCATCACCGTCGAGCCCCGAACGAGGGGCGAGATCCGTGCGGCTGCGAAGGCGGAAGCAGGTCTCTCAGTCCGTGCATGTGACGACCTTCTGGCAACGGCCGAAGCCAAGGGTCTGGTCCATCGCTGGGCGTTCAGTCGACGCCGACCGTTGATGTTCGCCACCCAACCCCAGCCGGAGGAGGAGTCATGAGCGTCCTACTGACCACAGGGAGCCGAGTCCGCGCGCGCAGTGTTCAGTCGCGCGCGTGGACTCAGAATCCGAGTTCGCGCGCGCGCCAAAACGGGCGCGCGCATGGACTCGAGTATGTTCGCGCGCGCACCCCCCATACCCCCCGCGTGTGCGTGAACGCACTCGCGGGGGTGAGTAAGCGCGCGCGCATTGACTCGCGCGCGCTTACTCGGGGAGGGTCGCGCAGGATCTGCCGATTCGGTGGTGGCGATGGGTCCTCCCCGGCGAGGGAACGCACGAGAGGCCCGCGGGAACAGCAGCCAACGGGAACAGCAGCCAAGGGAGACAGACTTTCTTTCGGCTGTCCGGTCCGGTTTCGCGGCTCGCCGGGGCCATACCACATCACTGTCCATTCGCTGTCCAACCTGCGTCCATTCTCTGTCCAATTTCAAGCTCAACCCACGGGCCGCGACGTTCGCCCGTGTCGCGGCCGGCCCCGGCTTGGCCACCGCTCCCAACGCCCGAAACCTCGGCCACACGGGCCAACGTCGCCCAATGGAGGCAAAATGTGCGTATCGGCAGCGTGGACGCGGTGGAACGGGGCGACTACGTCGCCATGCGCTCCGGCATGCCAACAAACCGGTCGTGGTCCTCGAATGTGAACTCGACGGACGGTTCGTCGTCGTCCCGGTACTCGTAGTGGATCTGTTCATGAAACGTGCCAACGGGTGCTGGCTGCGACATCAGTGCTCGCGCGATTGCACCCTCAACCAATCTTCGAGTCCGGCGCTCAACGTCGGTTGGGATGAGCCACAGACGGATAGCTTGGACATTGGCCATGAGTTCGGGGATGAGCTCCGCATGGCGAGCGAGGAATTCTTCGGCTCGGCAGGCTTCGTTCCATCGGAGCATCCCCTCCCAAATCCGCACGAGACGTCCGGATGCGAAACTCACTCCGTCATAGATGCTGTACGTTCCGTTCAGGTAGAGAAACAGATGCTCCCTGAGGCGCTCGCGGAACTCGCGGCCCGTCTCGCCGACGTAGTGCACCAGCTCCTTGCCGTCGGATTCGACGGTGAACAGGTAAATGCCACTCTGCTTCGCTTCTTCGGCCTCGAGCACATAAGGGGTTCGGCCGTTGGCGAGAAATCCGAACGGTCCGCTTGCCCGCAGACACAACGCGGCACCGGTGGCCGGCACACTCGAGTGATTCGCATCCGTCATTGCCTGAGTTTATCGATTTCGATCACGGTTCGCCTGCCATCTCATCTCCGTACTCGCCCGTCATGGAGGACAACATGATGAAGATCGACTCTCGACCCATCGACGCGATCAAGCCCTACGAGAAGAACCCGCGTCAGAACGATGACGCCGTGGAGGCCGTCGCCGCTTCGATCCGCGAGTTCGGCTTCCGCCAGCCGATCGTGGTGGATGCCGACGGCGTCATCATCTGCGGGCACACCCGGTTCAAGGCCGCTCAGCAGCTCGAACTGGCGAAAGTGCCGGTCCATGTGGCTACGGACCTCACGCCGGACCAGATCCGGGCGTACCGCATCGCCGACAACAAGACCGGCGAGCTGGCGACCTGGGACATGGAGCTGTTGCCGATCGAGATCGCCGAGTTGCAGAGCGCCGGTATCGACTGGTCGCTGCTCGGCTTCGACGCGGACGACCTCGCGAAGCTGCTCGCTGGCGATGTGGGGGTGTCCGAAGGCCTGACCGATCCCGATGCGGTGCCGGAACCGCCGGACGATCCCGTCACACAGCCCGGCGATCTCTGGGTGCTCGGCAATCACCGTCTGCTGTGCGGTGACAGTTCAAGCGAGGCGGATCTGGATCGACTCCTCGACGGGGTATCGATCGATCTTGTCAACACCGATCCGCCGTATGGAGTCTGCGTCGAACCGCGGAGCAACAGGCGCGTCAGGGTGAGAAGAAGGCGACGACGAAGAAGATGCGAGCCAAAGATCGGCCACTGGTCAACGACTTCGTGACGGATGAGGCGTTCGACGAGATGCTGCTTGCCTGGTTCGGCAACATCGCGCGCGTGCTCAAGCCCGGCGGCTCGTTTTACATCTGGGGCGGCTACGCGAACCTCGGGAACTATCCGGCGCCGCTGGCCGCGTCCGGGCTGTACTTCAGCCAGGGCATCGTCTGGGACAAGCAGCATCCGGTGCTGACGCGCAAGGACTTCATGGGCGCGTTCGAGATCTGCTTCTACGGCTGGCGTGAGGGCGCGGGGCACCACTTCTTCGGCCCCAACAACGCGACCGACCTTTGGCACGTCAAGAAGGTCAACCCGCAATCGATGGTGCATCTCACCGAGAAGCCCGTCGAGCTGGCGGTGCGGGCGATCCAGTATTCATCGCGCCCGGGTGAGCATGTCCTCGACCTCTTCGGTGGATCCGGCTCGACGCTCATCGCTTGCGAGCAGACGGATCGGCATGCGTACCTGATGGAGATCGATCCGGCGTATTGCGATGTCATCGTGCAGCGCTGGGAGGAGTTCACCGGTCGGAAGGCAGAGCGCATCGCGGCCGATGCTGACGCCGGAGAGAAAGCCTCGACCGCGGCCGAGGCTGAAGTGGAGGCGGAGGAATGAACCGGCTACTCCGGTCCCTTCTCGCGGAGGGCATGGAACTCGATCATCGCGTCCTCGAAGAGGCAGCAGCCCGCGGCGTAGTTGCGCCGGTAGCGCGTCACGACACACCCACGCTCTTTCATGAACGCGAGCGCGACGGCGGTCTGTGTGCTGGGCGTGCCCGCTGCCGCGGCGAGTTCCTCGAGCGTGAAGCCGGGGTCGCCCGTCTGCGTGCTGAAGAGCTCAGCGGCGTGCGCGATCGCTTCGTAGGACGTTCGTGGGCATCGATGCTCGTACGGTTCGCCGCGCCCCCGGATGGGCACGACCGAGCGAACGAGATGGTCGTCGGCGACCGTAAATGTTTCGATGCGATTTCCGGGGGCAGGTGCGCTGTTCATCGGTCACGCTCCCTTCCGGATCTGGAAACGGCCACGATCGACCTTCTCGAACCGGGCGTCCTTCCCCTTCTTCGAGATCTCGCGCGTGATCGCGGCGTAGAGCGTGGCTTGCGGCGTGCGGCCGTTGGTCTTCCACGCGCCCGATTCGATCGCCGTCTCCACGATCGCCTTGCATCCCATCGGCTCCTTCGCCTTGGCCAGGATCTGCGCCGCGGCGTCGAGGATGCCTGTGCGTTTCTTGGCCGTGTCGGCAGTGGCTTCGCGCTTGGCACGTGTCGCGGCCTTCGTGGTCCTGGCCGCGGTGTCCGTCTTCGGCTTGCTCTTCGCGGGAGTCGCCGCCGTCCTGGCCTGTGGGGCCTTCTTCGTCTTGGTGGTCTGGCTCATCGCCCGCTCGCCCCCGGAAGTGGCGGTCTGGCCGCTCTTGCTCGTGGTGCGCTCATCGCGCAGACGCGCGTTGTTCCGAGGGTCCTGATCGGCAGCAGCGACCGCCTTCATGTTCTCGCGGTACTCGCTGCGGAGCTTCGCGGCGCTCTTGATGCGGACCTTCTTCTTGGTGACCAGGTTCGTCGCGTCCCAACCGCCATGCCGGTTCTCCGCATCGATGCGGACCGGGACCACACGGTTCGTGATCTTGGCGGTGTAGGTCGTTCCGATCTTGATGTCGTTCTTCTTCATGGCATGTCCTTTCGGGTTGAAGGGGTGAAATGGCTACGGGCGGTTCTCAACGAGCGCCCAGGTGGATCGAATCGGGTCGTACGGAGTCGGGAACATGCGGTGTCCGCGACGCTCGATGGCGTCGATCAGGCGGCTGTTCAATTCGCCGGTGTTGACGCGGTACTCGGTGAATGCCGCAGCGACATCCGCGGCGCTGACCGGGTTGCGCCGGCGTGTGATCGCATCTTCGAGTTCGTTGGCCTTGTCGCTCATCGCGACCTCGAGCTCGCGGACCTTCCGGCCCGCGGCGTCGAGGAGGTCAGCGATTTGGCGCTGCAGGTATGCGATCTCGCGTGCGTGTTCGTTGGCGTTGATGGTCATGGGTATCTCCGATCTGTTGTGGTGCGATTCGAAAGCGCACGCTCACCGTCAGGCGAGCGGGCGCGGAGCGGTCCAGGCGGAATGCTCACGAAGCCAGCGCTCGGCCTCGTGCCTGGTGTGGAAGTACTGCTCGTAGGTGAAACGCTCGTGCTGGTATTCGTCGCGGACACGGACGGCCCAGCGGTGGCCATAGAGCGGGCGGATGACGTAGGGCTCCGAAAGAACGGTGAGGCCCAGGTAGTTGCCGAGCCCGGCGTTGGGGATGTTCGTGTCGGTCGCTGGCATGGTGTGCCTCCTTGTTGGGTACGTGCGCGTGCGTTGGCGTCAGTCGAGTTGAGTGACGACGTAGCTCGTGCCGCACTTCTGGCAGGCGACGCTCTCGCCGTCCTCGTCGCAGATGAGTTGGTCCATGTCGCGCTGGCCGCAGCCGGGGCAGGCGAAGTTCGGCGGGACCAGGTTCGATTCGTCCTGCTTGTCGTGCGCTTCGCGGTCCGTGACGGCCTGCTCGTAGCCCGCGCTGTACGCCTTGGCCAGCGCTGCCTTCAGCCGCCAGACGGCGACCTCGTAGAAGTCGAGGCGGTCGATGCCTCGGCGCTCGAGCGTGCGGATGCCGAGTTGCGTGTGGGCGATGAATTCGAGTGCGCGGTCGCGTTGGTCGGTGGTGTTGGTCATGGCGATGTGCTCCTTTCGAGCACACAAGGGCATGACGTGGCGAGGACATCAAGGCGACTTCGCGAGGATTCGCCAGATGTGGGCAAGTTCTCGCAGAAAGTGGGTAACCCACGGAACATTCCCCGGAAATGCGCGCGGAGGGCGGCGTGATGGCGGGCCCAAACCAAGACCAGCCTGTCAAACAGGGGCAACTGAATCCGTCAGCGCTCACGCCGGCGGACCTGGCCCGTCTGCTCACGTCGGCCGGCGGCGTGCGCATCGAGGCCGCGCAGATCAAGGCCGACATCGAAGCCGGCGCGCCGGCGAACGCGGACGGCACGCTGAACCTTGTGCACTTTGCCGCCTGGCTCGTGAAACAGATGGCAACGCCGGGAAGCGAGCGACATGGCGGCACGTGACCCTCGGAACCTCCGACCGAGTGAGCTGTGCCAACTGCTCAACTCGACGGCGCTGGGTGAGGTGATTGGCGAGCGGCAGCTCCGCCGCCATCGCACGCGCGCCGGGCTGCGCATCGCCTCGGGCAGCGATCCGAACCGCGTGGATCTGCTTCGGTATGTCGCATGGCTCGTCCACGAACGTCACCGTCCATCGCCGGAGCCGACTGGCGACGAGTTGGCCGGCTACGACGCCCAGCGTGAACGCGCCCGCGCACGGGGCATGGCGCTGTCCCTCTCCGGCCGTGACATCGGGCCGTTACCCGAAGTCATCGATCCGGGGCGCAGGCAGTCGTGCGAGCGCAACTTCCGCAGGTTCTGCGACCAGTACTTCCCGCAGACGTTCACGCTCGCCTGGTCGGATGATCACCTCAAGGTCATCACGAAGATCGAGCAGGCAGTTCTCGAAGGCGGGTTGTTTGCGATGGCCATGCCGCGCGGCAGCGGGAAGACGACCCTGTGCGAGATCGCGTGCCTCTGGGCGATGCTCTACGGGCACCGCGAGTTCATTGCACTGGTCGGCGCTGACGAAGAGCACGCGGCGAACATGCTCGACTCGATCAAGGCCGAACTCGAGAACAACGAACTTCTCCTCGCGGACTTCCCGGAAGTCGTGTATCCGATCCACTGCCTTGAAGGCATCCACCAGCGGGCAGGTGGCCAGCTCTTCGAAGGCAAGCAGACGCACATCGGGTGGACCGCGCGCGAGATTGTGTTACCAACGATGCCCGGAAGCACAGCGTCCGGTGCGATCATCCGCGTGGCTGGCATCACCGGTCGCATTCGCGGCATGAAGCACAAGCGCCCGGATGGTCACTCTGTACGCCCGTCGCTCGTCCTCATCGATGACCCGCAGACGGATGAGTCAGCGCGGAGCCCAAGCCAATGCGCCACGCGCGAGCGGATCCTCGCGGGCGCGATCCTCGGCCTCGCCGGGCCGGGGAAGAAGATCGCCGGTCTCATGACGATCACCGTCGTCAGGCCTGACGACATGGCCGACCGGCTACTGGACCGCGAAAAGCACCCCCAATGGCAAGGTGAACGGACGCGGATGGTCTACGAGTTCCCGACCAACGAAGCGCTGTGGGCCAGGTACTCGGAGATCCGTGCCGACGGGCTGCGGAGCGATGCCGGGATCGTGGCGGCAACGACGTTTTACCGCCAGCATCGGGCGGAGATGGACGAAGGCGCGGTCATTGCGTGGCCCGCGCGGTTCAATCACGACGAACTGAGCGCCATCCAGCACGCGATGAACCTCAAGCTCCAGGACGAGGCCGCGTTCTGGGCCGAGTACCAGAACGAACCACTGCCGGAGGATGAGCCCGACGATGAGTTGCTCACCGCCGATCAGATCGCATCCAAGACGAACGGCCTCAAACGCGGTGCGGTCCCCATCGGCTGTTCGCATCTGACGATGTTCATCGACGTGCAGGGCAAGGCACTGTTCTGGCTCGTTGCCGCCTGGTCGGATGACTTCACCGGATACGTCATCGATTACGGCACCGAGCCCGATCAAATGCAGGCGTACTTCACGCTCCGGGACATCACCCGCACGCTGGGGCGGGCGGCGCCTCGCGCCGGTCAGGAAGGTGCGATCTACGCCGGGCTCGAGCGGCTGGCCAGCACCATGCTGAGCCGCGAATGGCGGCGTGACGACGGCGCGGTCGTACGGATCGATCGCTGCCTCATCGACGCCAACTGGGGTGCATCGACGGATGTGGTCTATCAGTTCTGCCGGCAGTCATCCTTCGCCGGTGTGCTGATCCCGTCGCACGGCCGCTACGTCGGCGCTTCGAGCATCCCGTTCAGTGAGTACAAGCGCAAGCGCGGTGACCGCGTCGGCCACAACTGGCGCATTCCGAACGTGGCTGGCAAGCGCGCGGTGCGGCACGTTGTGTTCGATACGAACTACTGGAAGTCGTTCATCCAGTCTCGGCTGGCGGTCCCCATGGGTGATCCGGGCTGCCTGTCGCTCTTTGGAGGCAAACCGGTCGCTCATCGACTGATCGCCGAACATCTCGCCGCAGAGTACCGCGTGAAGACCGAAGGACGGGGCCGAACCGTCGATGAATGGAAGCTCCGTGCATCGGGCCTCGACAACCACTGGCTCGATTGCCTGGTTGGCGCAGCTGTCGCGGCGTCGATTCAAGGTGCGAGCTTGTTCGCGGCGGAATCCCGACCGGCGCCGCGCCGGCGCATCCGTCTCTCCGAACTGCAGAAGGGGCGACGGTGAACCGACAGACCACCTCCAACTCGAAACAACCGGAGGAACGTGGGCTGTCATGCCCGAAGTGCGGATGCCGCCACCTTCCCGTGCGCTACACACGGCAACGAACGGGTTTCATCCAGCGCATCCGCGAGTGCCGTCACTGCGGTCGGCGCGTCATTACGCGAGAACGAGCATGAGACGCGGGCGTCGTGCGCGACATTCGTACACATCTGTACGGACTTTCGCGCCAGCGAGCTGCAGTCATCAACTTTGACCCATCCCCGCGCACGTACATGGTGGATGAGCATCGCACTTCCGCCATCTGCCGCGTCACCGCAGCTCGCGCTTGAGCTGCGTTTCGTTCGCGCTGCCGAGCGCGACGATGCTGCGCAGGAGGCATGGGTCGCGCACCTTGAGGGCCGTGACCCTGCGAAGGCGGTGAGCAGATTCCGACATCGTGAACGCCGGCGGCGCATGCGGGAGATCGCCGTCGGATCGCCATTCGATTCCGACAGGAGTGTCTGATGCCCACCAGCGTCGCCAATTTCGACATCGCCGGAGCCGCCGATCGGCTCGTCACCTTCGCCAACGAGATCATCGCCTCGCAGTCGGCTCGCCAGGCCGAGTTCAACGAGCATGATCGGGAACGTGCGCTGGCCTACCTCGACCGACTCGAGTCCTACGTCGAGGTCATCTCGAACCCCGCCAATCCGCTCGACCTTCCGAAGACGCATCCGACGGCCTATCCGATCGCCGCATTCCCGGATGACGAACAGATCAACGGCATCGAGAACGCTGAAGTGCGCGATCTCACGCGGCGCTTCAAGGCCGCACACGTCGAGCTGACCAACAGCCAGTCGAAGGACCGGGCGACCGGAATCTTCGACGCGGACAAGGTCCGGCTCGAGGCGCTCATCGAGAACGCCCGCGGCATCATCGAGTTCGGTGAGACGTCGGTTGACCTCCCGGAGAACCAGGCCGACGTGCCGGCGGTGTGATTGGGGATTGAGGCTTCAGGGGTCAGGGGTCAGGCCTCCGATTCTGAAGCTCGAAGCCTGGACTGGAGCCTGAAGACTGACCCCTGAAGCCTGCACCATGGCCGAACCGCTCGACGACACCATCCGCGAGAACGCCCAAGGCCCCAAGCGGGCCTCGGGTGATGCTGGCAGCGTGGAACAACACGATCTGAAGGACCAGATCGAGGCGGACCGCTACCTGAACTCGAAGGAGGCGGCCAAGAAGAAGGGGATCGGAATCAAGATCACCCGGGCCATCCCCCACGGAACGGTCTGAGGCAGGAGCACGGATGCTCAAGCGACTGATGGACAATCTGGCTGTACGCACGCAGCGTCATGGCACCGGCAAACGAGTCGCCGACGGTGCGCGCGTACAGACGCCGGTATTTAGTCTCCGACCTCTCCGTGCCCGCTACGACGCCGCGGCGACCACGGACGGGAACCGTCGCCACTGGGCGAATGCGGACGGCCTCAGCGCCGACGCGGCCGCGAATCCCGACGTTCGGCGTGTGCTCCGCAACCGGGCCCGCTACGAGGTCGCCAACAACAGCTACGCCCGCGGGATCGTCTGCACACTGGCCAACGACGTCGTCGGGACCGGACCCCGCCTCCAGATGCTGACCGGTGATCCGGATGCCGACCGGCGGATCGAGATGGCCTTCGCTGACTGGGCACGCACCGTCGGTCTCGCCGCCAAACTCCGCACCATGCGGATGGCGAGAGCGGAGTCAGGTGAGTGCTTCGCACTGCTCGCGCGCAATCCGCGCCATGGCTCCGCAGTCCAGCTTGATGTCCGACTGATCGAGGCTGATCAGGTTGCAACGCCTGACCTTCGCACCAACGAGCCGAAGGCGATCGATGGAATCGTCTTCGACGAGTTCGGCAATCCGACCGAGTATCACGTGCTCAAACAGCACCCTGGCGACACGCGGTGGATGGCGCACCTGGAGTACGACCGGATCGACGCGGCGGTGATGATCCACTACTTCCGCGCTGACCGCCCCGGCCTGAGTCGCGGCATTCCAGACATTACACCGGCGCTGCCGTTGTTCGCGCAGCTCCGCCGGTTCACACTTGCCGTGATCAGTGCGGCCGAGACAGCCGCCGACTTCGCGGGCGTGCTCTACACCGATGCACCCGCCAACGGCGAAGCTGACGACGTCGAACCGATGGATGCCATCGAACTCGAGCAGCGCATGCTGCTGACGATGCCGGGCGGCTGGAAGATGGCGCAGCTCAAGGCCGAGCAGCCGGCGACCACGTACGGCGACTTCAAGCACGAGATCCTCAACGAGATCGCCCGGTGCCTGAACATGCCGTTCAACGTCGCTGCGGGCAACTCATCGGGCTACAACTACGCCTCCGGTCGGCTCGACCACCAGACGTACTTCAAGAGCATCCGAATCGAGCAGGCGCACATCGAGCGTGTCGTGCTCGATCGGATCTTTGACGCGTGGCTCGATGAAGCCGTGCTCGTTGAGCGTCTGCTGCCGCAATCAATGCGCATGCGCGGCGCCGATGTCCGGGGGCGGAAGCACCAGTGGTTCTGGGATGGCAACGAGCACGTCGATCCGGCGAAGGAGGCGAACGCGCAAGCAACCCGGCTCGACAGCCGGACGACATCACTCGCGCGTGAATACGCCCGCCAGGGACTCGACTGGGAAGCCGAGCTTCGACAGATCGCCAAGGAACGCGAGTTGATGAACACGCTCGGCATCCAGCCCACGGAAGGCTCCACCCCCGAAGGTGCCGTCCCTGTTGGAACAAAGGACGAAGACGATGACCCCCGGAACGACTGAGACGCCTGACATCCTGGCGATCAACTGTGAAGTCGCGATCGAGGCTGCCGCATCCCCGAACGGTGATGGCGGCGGCGATGCACTTCCGAAGTTCTCGATGGTCGCCTACACCGGCGGTCCCATTCGCACACTCGGTTTCGCGTATCCGGTCGTCGTGAATCTCGACGGGATGAAGATCCCCACCCAGCGCCGGCCGGTGCGATTCCAGCATTCCGCGTTCGAGGGCGTCGGACACACCGAGCGGATTGCAATCGAGGACGGCAAGCTCATCGCCGAGGGAGTCGTCTCGCGCGATACCGCGGCAGCGCAGGAGATCGTCGCCAGCGGGAAGAAGGGGTTCCCCTGGCAGGCCTCGATCGGCGCTTCAGTGGATGAGCTCGAGTTCATCAAGCGCGACGTCGCCGTGACGGTGAACGGCCGGAAGTTCACCGGCCCGATCTACATCGCCCACAAGACCACACTCAACGAAATCAGCTTCGTCGATCTCGGCGCCGATCAGAAGACGCGAGCCCGAATCGCAGCGCAGCATCATGAGGAGACACAGGCCATGCCTGAGCACCAGAAGGATCAGGACAACGTGGCGGCGACCGACGACACGTCGAAGAACGATGCCGCCGAGATCGAGGCAAGCCAGCCGACCCCGGCACGTCGCACCAGTCACATCCACGCCACCGACCCCGCCGCCGAGATCGATCAGATCACGGCACGCGCCCGGGCCGAATCCGAGCGCCGCCAGCGCATCCAGGAGATGACGGCCGAGGTCCTCGCGCAGCGCCCGGAGCTGGCCGACGATCTGGGCAAGCTGGCCCACGCCGCGCTCGAGGCGGGCTGGAAGCCGGACAAGTACCAACTCGAGGTCATGCGCCTCAGCCGGTCGTACAACGGTATCGGTGGTCCGCGGTCGCAGAGCGATCGAATCGAGGGATCGATCATCGAAGCTGCGCTGTGCATCGCGGGCGGGCTCGACTCCGACGTGCTCGAAGCGCAGTTCAACGAGCGAACGCTGGACGCGGCCAACCGGCAGTATCGCCACGGGCTGGGCCTCTGTGACACACTGCTGATCTTCGCGCAGGCCAATGGCTATCGTGGCATCAGCCGCGGCAATCTGAAGGACCTGCTTCAGTTCGCGTTCTCCGATGTCCAGGCATCCGGCTTCAGCACGCTGAGCCTTCCGGGCATTCTGAGCAACGTCGCCAATAAGTTCCTCCGCGCCGGCTTCGATGCGGTCGAATCGACCTGGCGTGACATCGCTGCGATCCGCTCGGTGCGTGACTTCAAGCAGGTCTCCAGCTACTCGCTCACCGGCGGCTTCGTCTACGAGGAGATCCCGCCCGGTGGTGAGCTCAAGCACGCAACGGTGGGCGAGACGGCGTACACGAACCAGGCCAAGACCTACGGCCGGATGTTCGGCATCGATCGTCGCGATCTCATCAACGACGATCTTGATGCGCTGACGGCCGTCCCGCGTCGCCTCGGTCGCGGCGGAGCGCTCAAGCTCAACGAGGTCTTCTGGAGCACGTTCCTCAACAACGCGACCTTCTTCACCGCGGCCAACAACAACTACGCCGAGGGTGTGGACACCGCGCTGGGCATCGATGCGCTCACGCAGGCTGAGACGATGTTCCTCGATCAGACCGACCCCGACGGCCATCCGCTTGCGGTGGCGCCGGTGATCCTGCTCGTGCCGAACGCGCTGTACGTGCCGGCGACGCAGATCATGAACTCGACGGAGCTGCGCGACCCGGCTTCCACGAAGAAGACGCCCGTCGCCAACCCGCACGCGGGGAAGTTCCGGCCGGTCCGCTCGAGCTACCTGAGCAACCCCAAGTACACCGGCAACTCCACGAAGGCGTGGTACGTCCTCGCGGACCCGAGCGACATGCCCGTCATCGAGGTCGCGTTCCTCAACGGCCAGCAGCAGCCGACCGTCGAAAGTGCCGACGCCGACTTCAACAACCTCGGCATCCAGATGCGCGGCTACCACGACTTCGGATGTGCACTTCAGGAACCCCGCGGTGGCGTCCGCATGAAGGGAGAAGCGTAACCCCCGGAAACACCCGGAAGTGAACTGACGCGGGCGGCAGGGCCTGGTGGTCCGGTTGGGCTCATATCCCAGCGTTGAGGGTTCGATTCCCTCGCCCGCAATTCCCGAACCGAATCAGGAGAACCATCAATGGCAACGTACATCCATGAAGGCAGCGCGATCGACTACACGCCCACCGCAGACGTGAGCGCGGGCGACGTGATCGTGCAGAACGAACTCGTCGGCGTCGCCAAGCTCGACATCCCGGCGGGCACGCTCGGTGCCCTGAGCGTCGCGGGCGTCTTCGACTTCCCGAAGGCGACCGGCGTCGGCACGGCGATCGACGCCGGGCTGGACCTGTATTGGGATGCCGCGGCCCTGGAAGCGACGACCGATCCGGGCTCCGGTTCGGTCAACAAGGCAATCGGCCGCAGCGTCGCCGATGCCGGCGACAACGACGCAACCGTACGCGTGCGGATGGACCAGTAGCGAGAGATCGATGGCCGACCTGCTCGAACAAGGCGCGCAGTTCCTCGATGACCAGCGTCATGCGCACATGACGCGGATGGTCGTGTACGAACGCGACACTGCCACGGTCGAGGTCCAAGCCACGATCGGGCAGACGGTTTTCGAGCAGGCGGACGAGTTCGGCGTGATCCAGAGGACCGAGTCGCGTGACTTCCTGATCCGCACCGCCGACCTGATCCTCGATGGCACGCCCGTGATCCCCAAAGTCGGTGATCGCATCCGCGACACGAGCGGCACCAAGGTCTTCATCTACGAGGTTCTCGCGCCCGGGACTGAACCGCCGTTTCGGTACAGCGACCCGTACCGCAAGGCGCTGCGCATCCACACCAAGCACATCGCGACGGAGGACGTATGACGGAGACCACTCGACAACCCAGAACGAACGGTGTGCCTCGCTGGGCCAGTGTGGTCATCCCCGTTGTGTTCGCGGTTCTCGCAGTGACCGTGCAATGGGGCGTGGTCACGACCAAGCTCGATCACGTCGAGCAGCGGCTCGATGAACTCATCGTCGAGGCGAGGGCTCTGCGCAGCGAGTACCAGAGCATCGAGCGGCGCGTGGCGTTTCTCGAAGGCAGGCTGAATGGACGGAACACACCATGAGCGTACTCACCGATATTGCTGATGCTGTAACCGCATCACTGAACGTTGGGACGTTTGGCATGGAGTTCACGGCCGAGCGTCTGCATCAGCCGTCCTTCGATCTGCCCGAGTTGGACACGTTGCACGTCAGTGTGGTCCCGAAGTCGCTCACGATCACGAATGCTACGCGCCAGCACTCGTACTTCGACTGCGCCATCGACGTCGGCATTCAGCAGCGAGTCAATGGTGATGGCGAGGTGGATGCGCTGCTCGATCTGGCGCAGGAGATTGCGGATCACCTGCGTCTGCAGGGGCTCGCCATTCCAGGCGCTCAGGCGACCTGGCTCTCCATCGAGCATGACCCCGTCGTGGCGTCAGAACATCTGGACCAGAACCGTCAGCTCACCAGCGTACTGACCGTGACCTATCGGGTGAAACGATGAACACACCGATCATTCGCAAGATCACTCTTGGTGCCGTGTTCCAGCCGCTCACATCGCAGCCCACGGTCGGCACGTTCACGATCCGCAACCCGTCCGCTGGCAACGCCGTGTTGCTCTCTGACGACGGTTCGACCGAGCTGGCTCTGGATCGGGGCCAGGAGTTCACACTCGAGGGCGTGGACCTGTCAGAGATTCGAGCCAAGGGCGGTCTTGGCGACTTCCTCATTGTGATCGGCGCGACGCGCACGGTGTAAGGAGGCACAGACCATGGCCATCAAACTCGGCATGGAAGCCACGCTCAACTACAAGGTCGGTGGCCAGGGCGGCGCCGGCGCGTGGTTGGAGCTGACGAACACGAAGGATGTCACCCTCTCGCTCGAAGCCGGCGAGGCGGACGTGACCACGCGCGCCAACTCCGGTTGGCGGGCGACCGTTGCGACATTGAAGGAAGCGAGCGTCGAGTTCGACATGGTGTGGGACACCGCCGACGCTGGTTTCGACGCGATCAAGGACGCCTACCTCACGAACGACATCATCGGGTTCCAGGTCCTCGACGGCGACACCGGCGAAGGGCTCCAGGCGGACTTCATGATCACGTCGTTCTCGCGCAGCGAGGCGCTCGAGGAAGCGATCACCGTGTCGGTTACCGCCAAGGTGACCTACTCCACGACGCCCCCGAGCTGGATCGGAGCGTGATCCATGAAGACCTTCAAGGACAACGTCGATCGATCATGGGATGTCTCAATCAACGTCGCGGCCGTCAAGCGGGTGCGTGACTTGGTCGGCGTCGATCTTCTTGAGATCGTCGAAGGCACACTGATCGAGAAGCTCATCCGTGATCCGATTCTGCTCTGCGACATCGTCTACGCGGTGTGCAAGCCCCAGGCGGACGAGCGCGAGCCCCCGGTCAGCGACGAGGAATTCGGTCGGGCGATGGCGGGCGATGCCATCGAGCACGCCACAACCGCTCTGCTGGAGGACCTGGTGTCTTTCTGCCCGAGCCCGAGGGACCGGAAGAACCTCGGGCGCGTCCTCGAAGCGACGAGTCGGGTGATGGACAAGGCCCGCGACCTGATCGAGCAGAAGCTCGACAGTGGCGAACTGGAGCGGATCGCGGAGCAGGCGCTTGTGATTGTTGGCGACTCATCTGGCAGTGCGCCGGCATCGTCGGAATCGATCCGGGCTCCCTGACCTTGCGCGAGTTGCTGGCGATGGCCGATGGCCGCCGGCGCTCGGATTGGTCGCGCACGAGTGCGCTGATGGCGTTGATCGCCAACACGCAGCGCGACCCGAAGAAGACCCGCGCATTCCGGCCGTCCGACTTCGACCCGTTCGCCCGTGAAGCGCCGGCAGCGAAGGCAGACATCGGAGTGCTGAAGACTGTGTTCATCGATCAACGTGTGCCCAAGGAGGTACTCAAGCAATGACCCCCGGAAAATCATGGAAGACCACCGTGGCAGGGATTGCCGCGATCGTGGCTGCGATCGCGCTCGCCATCGCCCACCAGTTCGACAGCGACCCGACGACCGTGGCCGACTGGAGCGCGGTCATCACGGCGCTGACGGCTGGGATCGGCCTCGTGCTGGCCCGCGACAACGACAAGAGCAGCGAACAGGTGGGAGCAAAGTGAAGTGCGGATCGTCGTCCAGATCGTCGCCGCTCTCGCACTCTCGCTCTTCAAATGGCTCGAGGCTCGCCACGAGAAGGCGAAGACCGCTCAGGTGGCCGAACGCCATGCTGCTGCTCTTCGTCGTATTGGCGATCGGGTGCGCGCCTGGGAGAACCGTGCTCGTGACGGACGACTCTCCGCTTCGGATCGGCCCGGAGACGACGGGCCAGGTGTACCGCCTGATCGACGGTGAATGGGTGCTGTCGGACGACCGCGTCCAGTTGCCGGAGGGTTGGTACGCGGTGCCGCCGCGATTCGTCCGTCCGGATGATCTCGTATCCGGGGGCGGGGGGACGCCATGATCGACATGCGGATCAAGGCGATGTTCTTCGATCGGCCGAAGGTCACACGGGCGGTCGATCATGCGAAGCGCCGAGTCTTGTCGAAGGCCGGTGCCTTCATCCGGCAGCGCGCCCGAACCTCGATCCGCAAGCGGAAGAGAACCAGCCGACCGGGTGAGCCACCGTCCAGCCATGCCGGGCATCTGCGCCGGTTGCTTCTCTTCGGCTACGACCGCCAACGAGAATCCGTCGTCGTCGGCCCGGTCGGGTTCCGGCGCTCCACAGCGCCGCGTGTCCTTGAAGTAGGCGGCCGGACGACAGTCGAGTCTGGCGGAGGCTCGCGGAGAGGTGGTCGCAGGAAGAAGAAGCGGACCGTTCGCATCGCCGCCCGGCCGTACATGGCTCCTGCGCTGGAGAAGGAACGCTCCAACCTACCCAAGGTCTGGCGCAACAGCATTCGGAACGGAGGATGACCCGTGGCCAACACCAGCGGCATTCGCGCCGGGCGCGCCTTCGTCGAACTCGGGGTCAGCGACAAGCTGACGGCCGGGCTGAAGCGCGCACAGCGACGGCTGCGGGCCTTCGGCGACAGCGTTCGCTCGATTGGCATGCGACTGGCCGGCATCAGCGCCGTCGTCGGTGCTGGCTTTGCCATCTCCACGCGTGTGTTCGCTGGCTTCGACGATCGCATGCGCGTCGTCCGCGCCGTGACGGGCGCGACCGAGCAGCAGTTCGCGTCGCTGCGTGAGGAGGCCAAGCGACTCGGGCGGACGACCTCATTCACTGCTGGCCAGGTCGCTGAGGCGATGACCGAACTCGGCCGCGCTGGATTCCGGCCGCAGGCGATCCTCGACAGCACCGAGGCCGTCCTCGCCCTGGCCCGCGCGACGAGCACCGAACTCCCGCGCGCGACGGAGATCGCCGGGGCCGCATTGCGGGGCTTCAACCTTCCGGCAACTGAGATGGGCCGCGTCTCGGACGTTCTCACGGCAACGGCGAACAAGAGCGCCCAGACGCTCGAGGATCTGTCCGAGGCCTTCAAGCCCGTCGCGCCGCTCGCCGTCGAAACCGGCGAGAGCATTGAGAACGTGGCCGCCGCGATCGGCGTCCTCGCCAACAACGGCATCAAAGGCAGCCTCGCCGGCAATGCCCTCGCCCGGGCATACAAGAACCTGTCCAACGCATCCCGGCAGGCCGAGCTGCGCAAGATCGGTGTCGATGCCGTCGATGCTTCCGGCAACCTCCGCCCGCTGGCCGACATCCTGAACGACCTGGCCAAGGCGACCAAGGGACTCGGCTCGGCCGAGCGCCTGGCCATCTTCGAGACCTTGTTCGGCCGCGGTCAGGCGGCCGCGCTCAAGTTGGCGTCGTCGGCACAGGCCTTCGAGGTACTCCGCGATGAGATCCGCCGGTCGGCTGGCATCGCCGTCCAGACTGCCGAGCAGATGGACGCTGGGATCGGCGGCGCCTTCCGGCGACTGCTCTCGGCGGTCGAAGGCATCGCCATCGCCATCGGCGAAGCGATCGAGCAGCCCGTGCGCCGGGCTGCCGACGCGCTGGCGAAGATCGCGGGCTGGATCACCAAGGTCGTGAATCGGAACCGCGAGCTCATCGCGACGATCGCCAAGGTGACCGCGATCGTCCTCGGCGTGGGCATCGCTCTCATCGTTGCCGGCGCGGCGATCGTCGGGCTCGGGGCTGTGTTCGGGTCGCTGGCGTCAATCGTTGCTGCCGCCGGGGCAGCGCTCGGCGTGGTCGGGTCGGCCATCGCGGCACTGCTTTCACCCATCGGTCTGGTCGTTGCCGCGGTCGTCGGGCTCGGCGGTGCGCTGCTCATCTCGACGGGCGTAGCTGGGGATGCACTCGACTGGCTCGGTGAGCAGTTCGGGCGTCTCCGTGACGGGGCGACGAAGGTGGTCCAAGGGATCGCCGATGCTCTGGCTGCTGGCGACGTCGCGCTCGCTGCGGAGATCCTCTGGCTGTCGCTCAAGCTCATCTGGCAGAAGGGCGTGGCCGCGCTCAACTCTGTCTGGCTGACCGCACGGAACTTCTTCATCACAACCGCGCAGAAGATGTGGTTCGGGGCACTCGCCGCGGCGCAGATCGTCTGGCATGCGCTCGAGGTCGGTTGGATCGAGACGACCGCGTTCCTCTCCAAGACCTGGACGCGGTTCGTGACCGGCTTCCAGAAGATCTGGGAGTCAGCCACGTCGTTCGTCGCCAAACGGCTGCTGGAGATCCAGGGGCTGTTCGATTCATCGCTCGACGTGGATGCCGCGAAACAGGGCATCGATGATCAACTCGAGTCTCGCCTGTCCGCGCTCGACGCCGAGGGTCAACGCCGCCTCGACGAGCGCGAGCAACGACGGCAGCGTCAGCGCGAACAGTCGGCCGAGTTGAACGACGCCACCCTTGCCGAGATCGGGCGCCAGTTCGAGGAGGCCCAGGAGAAGCTACGTCAGGCCACGGGTGACAAGATCGCAGAGACACAGCGCGAGCTCGACGCGGCCCGAGCCAAGCTGGATGAAGCGATCGAGCGGGCACGCCAGCAGCGCGAGGAACAGGACGCAGAACCCGGCGCAAGTCCGGGGGCGCGGCGCACACCGCAGGATCTGCTCGACGAGTTCCAGCAGCGCATCGCCGGTCTTGGACAATCGATCGCGCGTGGCGTCACCGTGCGCGGCACGTTCAACGCTGCCGCCGCCCAAGGCCTGCTCGGGTCGGCCGATGCGCAGGAACGCACCGCCAGCGCCACCGAGCAGACCGCACGCAACACCAAGCGGCTCGTTGATGCCGCACGTACAGGAGGGCTTACCTTCGCGTAGCGCCCCCGGACCCCCGGAAACACCATGCCAGTCGTCATCGAAGAGAAGTTCGACAGCCGCCTCTCCGTCGCCGGTGACAATCCGAGCGTCGAGCTGCGGTACATCGTCTTCGGGACGAGTGATGACCTCGAGGCCAAGAGCGAACTGACCACGGCATCGCCCGACACTTACGACGGGCTACCTCGCCAGACGATTCAGATCGAGCCGCTCGCCAATGACGTGTGGGAGGGCGCGGTCCGCTACGGGCTCACGGAGACGAACGACCCGCCGCAAACCGGTGAATCCTCGTTCGCCTTCGACACTGGCGGCGGCACTCAGCACCTCACGCAGAGCCGCGCGACGATCAACAGTTACGCCCCAGCCGGTGAGACGGCACCCGACTTCCAGGGCGCGATCGGCGTTACCGAAAACGGCGTCGAGGGCGTGGACATCACCGTTCCCGTCTACCACTTCTCGGAGACTCACTATCTCGACGACGCCGTCGTGACGCCCGCCTACAAGGGCACGCTCTTTGCCCTCACGGGCACCGTCAACAGCAGTTCCTTCAAGGGTCTGGCGGCGGGCGAGTGTCTGTTCCTCGGCGCGTCCGGCTCCAAACGTGGGTTCGGCGACTGGGAGATCACGTTCCGATTCGCTGGGAGCCCGAATGTGACGGGCCTCTCAGTCGGCCCGATCACCGGGATCAGCAAGAAGGGGTGGGAGTACCTCTGGGTGCGGTACGCCGAGGTTGAGGACGAGGGCGCACAGGTGCTCGTCAAGCGTCCTGTCGCAGCCTACGTCGAACGCGTCTACGACTCCGGCAACTTCTCAGCACTGGGGATCGGAACATGAAGAGCGACCGGTCCATTGCTCGACGACCGACGACGTCAGAACACGACTTGGTGATGCCTTTCGGCACACCCATGGCAGCACTGATTCTCGTCGATGGTCAGCGAACGTTCGGGCGGGACTCGACTGCCGCAGTGGCAGCAGATGATCATCGCTTCTCTCAACGCCGCCCTCGCTTCATCGATAAGCATGCAGAGGCCGTCGGCAGACGTTTCGTCGTTCAGCTCAACCCGACGCCAGAACACGCTGGATGCTCTGGGGGTGTGCGGACCGATCCAGTCGGTTTGCGGCAATCGAATCTCGACTGCGTCTGGCGTGAGAAGAAGGATGCACCCATCATCATCGCCGAAGCTGAGCGTGATCTGAATCGCGTCGCGTGTCCGTTCGCAGTCGCACGCATCGATGACTTGATCAGCGAAATGCGCCGTTACCTTCGTGGCCAGGCACTCGAACTCGCAACGTTCGTCTTCAGGTGGGAAGAGCTCGTCAGGATCATGTTGATGCAACGGTCGGCGCTCCAAGATTCTGCTACGGCAGTCAATCATAGGAGTGACCACGGGTGACCGGCGATCTCCGCAAAGTCCGAACCGGCGATCCGCTCCGCATCCCCGCACGGGCGTACAACGCCTTCGTCGATGCAGCCCACCTCGCACGTCGCATCGACGCCGGCGCCGAGGCTGGAACTGCCGTTCCGGGAGCGGGCACGCAGGAGCATCTCGTCCTCGTCCGCAACGAGTCCGGAGCCGACCTGCCGCGCTTCGGCATCCTCGGGATCGACCGCCCCATCATCGAGCCGGGAATCGAAGGCAACACCGACGAGTTCAAACGACGCGCGGCACTGATCGGTGCAGCGATCACGACGACGGACGAGTACGTCGGCCGGTTCGTCGTCGCACGTGAACCCATCGCCTCGGGCAAGATCGGCTGGGCGGTAATTCGCGGCGTGACGCCCGCGACCGTCAACGTGATCGACGAAGAACACGCGCACGCCGACACCTATCCGAGCGAGCAGGTGCTCCGCAGCGGATTCACCGGTGCCGCCCGCATCCTGTGGAAGGAGCCCGGCACCGGCGAACTGCTGGCCCTCATCGAGATGGGCCCGGCGGATCGCGACCGAGTCGCTGCGCAGCTGGGCACGGCGACACTGATCGATGGCAGGACGTTCGGCTGGCTCTATGAATGGGAAGAGGTCCGCCTCGATGCCGACCCCTTCAGCTCCACGTTCGGCCAGTACATCAGACCGGGTGGTTCGGCCGCCGAGGGCTGGCTTGCCTCGGAAGGTGATCCGACCAAGCTCGCGTTCAACCGCTACGAGGCGCACCTTTCTCTGGTCCACGCGCAAGGTGGCGGCACCGAGGGCTTTGCTGACGGTGGCGCGTGCCTGATTCCGGGAGCGCTGGAGAACTGCCCGCCTCGCCGCGCGGCTGTTCCGATGCTGCATCCGATTCCCGAAGACGTCGTGGTCGAGCTGCGTGCCGAACGCACCTTCCAGGGCGAGACTCGGTTCGTGTTCGAGGCGCTCAACCCGATCGTGCTCTGTGACATGGATGTTCCGGAGTGGTGGTATGCCTGACCCCCGTGAAGTGACAATCCCCATCGAACGACGCCGTGACGCTGAGCGCCGCAAGTACCTCAAGCTGTCGCCGAAGGGATACGGCAGCACCAACCACGGTCGGCACGCCTACGCGACGGTGATCGCGTGGCAGCCGCGCTTCGTCGTGGACTTCGGCAGCGGCAACAACGCATTCATCCGCGAGCTGCGCCGGCGCGGCATCGACGGACTCGGACTCGACTTCGCCAATGAGGAAGCGGACATCGCCGCGCCGATGCACTGCGTACCGCTCGCCGCTGGCATCGCGGACGTCGTGACGTCGTTCGACGCACTCGAGCATCTGTTGCCGGACGACGTCGATCCGGTCCTGGCGGAGATGCGGCGAATCAGCCGCGCAGGCGGGCGCTTCATCTTCTCGATCTGCACGCGGCCCAGCCGCATTACGGTGGATGGGCAGAACCTCCACCCGACCGTCCAGCCGCTGGATTGGTGGATCGAACGGATCGCCCGGGTCGGCGTGGTCGAATCGGCCGGAACATCCGGGGGCTATGTCACGGGGGTGTTCCATGCGTGACCACGATGGCGACATCGCAGCACTCCAGGCGGGGCTTCATCTACGGCGGCCAGCCAGAAACGGGCTGCGCCTCTACACGACAGACTTCGACAGCGTCTCGTTGGCAGACTTCTACCGCGGCCGCCAGGCATTCCTCGTCTTGTCCGGACCGTCACTCGCGGAGCTTGACCTCACGAAGCTCAACACACGCGGCATCGTCACGATGGGCGTGAACAACTCCTGGTCGGTCCATCGCCCGCATCTGTGGACGTGCGTCGATTCGCCCGGCCGCTTCATCGACACGGGATGGAAAGATCCCGGCATCCTGAAGTTCGTGCCGATGTCGAGCTGGAACGGCCGGCTCCGAATCCAGAAACCCAACGGCACGATGAAGCCGAGCGCGTTCCGGGTGAAGCAGATGCCGTCGGTCCTGCTCTACCGTCGAAGCGAGCACTTCGATCATCGCAGATTCCTTGACGAGGACGCGATCTGCTGGGGGAACAACTGCGCCACGAAGGACTCGCTGGGGATCAAGGGCAAGCGATCCGTCATGCTCGTGGCGCTGCGTCTCCTGCACTACTTGGGGTTCCGCACGGTGTATCTGGTCGGCGCAGATTTCAAGATGGCCGACGACCAGCGATACGCGTTCGACGAATCCCGTAGCGCCGCGGCGATCCGCCACAACAACGTGCTCTACGAGTCGCTCAACCAGCGATTCGAGGCTATGCGCGACTACTTCAAGCGGTCGCGTTTCACCGTCTGGAACTGCACGTCGGACAGCGGCCTCACGGCGTTCGAGCACATGCCGTTCGAGGACGCGATCCGAAAGGCGTCGGCCGAGTGCGGCAAGAAGGTCAACACGAACGGCTGGTACTCATGA